AAGTCCTGTTACATATTTACGTGTAACAGGATTTACAAAAGGAGCTAAGATGTGAGCTTGAGAAAAGTATTCTAAGTTTTCTGAAAAACTTTTGATACCATTTCTACCTGGTATTGGTCTAATTTCTATTTTTAAATCTTTATCTACCATGCTTTTATCTATTAAAATTTTTATTATTCGTTTACAGTTTTCACTAATTCTCCAGTAACAGTAGAGTCAGTAATTTGAACTCCAATACTATCTGAAATGTGTACTTCGTAGTAATCTCCTGAATGTGTTGCTCTGTCTCCAGTACTAACACCACCTGGTCCAACTCTACCTAAAATACGTGTACTTCCATAAACTTTATTCTTTCTTACTAAACAGATGTTGTCTTTTGAAAGACTATCTCCATTACCTCCAGTAACATCAAGAATTGTAATTCTTTGTGATTGTAAAGGTACTCCAGTAAGAGGGTCAATATCTCTGTGTACAGATTTATCATCATTTAATGGGTTATGTACTAACTTAAATGAACCACCATTAGGTAAATCATAAGTTACAAACTGATAACCAGTTCTTAAAGAGTTGTTATGGATTTGTTTTCCACCATTTGCTCCTTTAATGAAAGTTGAACTTTCTCGGATTATAGCTTTTGAACCAGTCCAAGTATCTAATGCTTTAGAGTACTCTTTCATTCCATAGTGCCCTGAAAGCCCCATTACTTCTCCTAAATCTCCTGGATTTATACGAGAATAGACAATTCTGTCAAAAAATGCTTCAATCAATTCAGCAGACATTGTAGTATATCTTTCTACATTTCCACCAAAACCAATTTGTTGTTCCATACCTGCACCTGGGTTAATTGGATAACCTGAGTCTGGGTCAAATAATGGTTGGTCACCTAAACGAGAATATAAAGCATGTAATGCCATTTCCTTGTTCATTGCCATGTAATAGTCAGCTTCTTGCTTATCCATCCATGACTTTCTTACTTTACCATCATCATCTTGGAAAGCAATTTCAACTACAGCTTGAGCTGCAAAATCAGTAACTTTGTATTCTTTACGAAGTTTAACTAATGAGTTTTTGTACTCTACATTAGTATAGTTTTCAGTATGAGAACCACTTTCAGCAGCTTCACCTCTCATGTTAAACATACGAGTCCACTTAGTTCCTGGTTTTAAATACTTAGGATTAATGAAGTGCTCATTACCTTCAGTGTAGGTTTCTAATGTATAAACAAAACCTCTAGCACCTTCTTTAGTTTTGTTTTTTACCACAACTACTTGTGATTTATCAGATGAACCTGGACTGATAGATTCTCCAATAGCGAATAAATCTACATCTACCAATACTTTAATTGGTTGACGATATTTACCAGGAGTTGTTCCAGCAGTTCTGTTTTCTAAAATAGTCATAGGTCTGAAACCTTTAACTTTCATTTTCCAAGACCAGTTTAAGTCATCAATGTACTTGGTCTTTCCTAAACCAAAAATACCTTCAAGAACATTACCTGTAGATAAGTTTAGGTTGTTAGTTTTTGAAGCAAAGATTGCTCTTGTAGGTGCTTCAAAGACAGTAGGCTTAATCGCCAATTGGTTACTCCAATGGTTTAAGTCAGTCATCTTTGTAGAATTAAACTTTGCCTGTCTAACTTGTAATTTGTTAATTTTTGTTGCCATAAATCATAAATTTGTTTTAATTAAAATAATCAGCTAAAGGTCTTTTTGGTTTTGAGTTTTTTCCTCCCCCTGATTGTGATACAATACTTTTTTTATTTCTCCTAACATTTTCCCTAACCTTCTTTGTTACCTTTGTTTCTGTTTCTTTTTTTATTTCTTCAAAGTTTAGTTCTCCCTGCTCATTTGCAGCTTTCAAAAGCTTTGCCATCTGCACAGAGCCTGTAGGACTATTTAAAACTCTCATTAGGTCTTTTTGCATTCCTGTAATCTGATTTCCATTATCAAGTTTGACAACTCTATCAGACATATAGTTAGGCAAGTCTTTCCTATCTTGTTTTGTTACTGTAAAGCCAGTAACTTCATCAGTTTCTTTTAAAAATGTAGTAACTTTATTTTTTAAAGCTCTTCTTTGTGCTTTCTCATTTGCAATAGCTTTTTCTTGTGATTTTAAAATAGCTGTCTGTTCTGCTTTATTTTTTGTTTCCCATTTTTTATAATGAGTTTCAGAATGTTTTTTCATTCTTTTTGAATCTTTAAGAAATTCTATCTGAGCATCAATATACTCTTTATCATATCCTTCCTCTTTTAACCCATGTCTTATAACTAACTCTTGATTAGCTTCTGACTCTAAATCCATTCCTTCTTCTAATCCTGAAGTGTTTTGAACTGCTACAGTTTGTAAGAAAGCATTAATATCTCCTCCTTTTAATACAAACTTATTCATTTCTTTTACAATCTCAGGAACATCTTCAAAAAGTTCAGCAATTCTTTCTTCAAATAAATTATCTAAAGAATCTTCTAAAATCTCTGATGCTTTCTCATCAGTTAATTCTTCTCCTTCTTCTAATTCATAATCTAAAAATCCTTTTCCTTTTAATAGATTTAAGGTTGTAATTGAGTCTCCAGATTGAGTTTCAGTTTCCTCTTCTTCAGATTCTTCCTCTTCACTTTCTTCTTCCTCAGATTCTTCCTCTTCTTGTTCAGCATCTTCAAAAAAATCATCTTCTGTTGATTCTTCCTCTTCTTGCTCTTCCTCCTCCTTACTAGTATCTTCTGAAGCAGGGTTCTTTTTAGATTTGTCCTTTACATTTTCAGTTTCTGTTTCTTCTTCTTCAGCAGCGAAGAAGTCAACATCTGAAATATCAGTTTCTAAGAAACCTGCAAAGTCATCCATTGTGTGTTCATTTCCATCCATAGGTACAAATATAAATTAAATATTAATAATAATTAAGATAAATCTTAAAAAAATTTATTTAGTGTGTAATAGCGTTTCCTTTATTACCTTTATTGATTTGATTACTTACTTTTTTCTTTTCTATTTTAAGTTTCTCATTATCAACATGTTTTGTGTGTTCAAACTTTTCTCTGTCTAATTGGTTTTTACCTCTTTTTATTTCAGCATCTACCCCATCTCTTGCAATTTCTAAGAAATCATTTTCTCCATCATTATCTCCATCAGCATCAGGATTAAAAGACATTCCAGTAAGAGCTGATTGAGCAATAACTGTTTTTCTTCTTTCAGATTCTTTAAGAACAATTTTTTCTTTTTCATTCTCATGTTTCTGTTGCTCTCCTTTTTGTTTCATTTGTTCAAGCTCTTGTTGTTGTTTACCAATTCTTTCTTGATTTTGAGCATCCTCAGCTTTTCTATCTTTCTCTGCTACTTTAAGAGTTTCTTCAGCTTCCACAATACCTTCTTGTCTAATTACAGATAAAATATCAGAAAGTTCAGCTTTTTGATTTTGCATAGCTGCATGAGCTAATTGTCTGATAGTTTGCATAGCTTCTTCAGCTTTAGTTGAGTTTGCTACAAAAAGACCTAAAGTAGAATTATCTAATAATGCTACATCTAATTCTAAAACCTTAACAGACATATCATCTAAAACATAAGATAACTTAACTGCTTTCTTATCAGAATATGCAATTTTTGCTGTTTCTATTAAAGCAGTAAGAACATTCTTCTTAAATGAATTATGTATATCAAAATAAGGTTCTAATATATTTGAGGTTTGTATTAAGTTTTGTCTATTGTTTCCAACAGAATCTCCTGGTTGAGCTTGACCTTCAACAGCTTCTGTAATACCTACAGATGCTCCTGCCTGTCTTTTTAAGTATTCTGCAAACTCTATATACTTCCCAATATCAGAAGCTAAAGATAAATCAATAGTTTTAGCCATTGTGTTTACATCTGCATATCCAGTACCTTCTTCATTAGGATTAAACCACATAAATGGAGAACTTTCAAAGAAGTACTGCCATTTTTCTAAATCAATTCCAGCACTATCAGGAATAGCTCCAATATTCATCATAACTTTTTTCCCTTTATCAGATGCTAAAAGTAATTCTAATCTATACATTACAATATTATAATAGTATTGATAAACTTTTAATCTATCCATTGGAGAGGTAGGGACAGAATTCATATCATCTACATACACTCCATAATAAGGAAATTTACATTGATGAAGGTTGTCTAAATCTTTGAACTGTCCTGGTATAGGTCTCATGTGTACATAAATATCTGGACCAATTTTCCAAGTTTCATAAGACTCTGGTAACCATTCATATTCTATTTTAATATCTCCTGCATCAGGGTTAAGTTTGTATTTTTCATCTACAATCATTTCTTGCTTCTTACCGTTTTCATCTCTGTATGTCAGAAAAGCAAGTTTTCTTAATGATTTCCATAAAGTATGTACAACTCTAAGATTAGAATAATCTCTATATTCTCCATCTAAACTGTCATTCATTTCAGCTACATCAAATAAATCATCTTCTGAATTACTCATAATGTATTGAGAGTATATTTTATCTATTTCACTTGTTGTTAATTCATCTCCAAAATATTGAATTATTTCAGAAGGAGTCATTTTATACTCAACTGACATGGCTTCACTATCTTCTATAAAAGGAGAGATGTGAGACATTTTTGGATTTATCATTAAAGAATTAACATTCCATACTTCTGGTTCTCCATTTAAAATCCCTACAAACATAGCTTCTTTTGCAGATAAACTTAAATGTTTAAAAGCAGTATTAAACTTTCTTCTAATATCAGTTTTTTGTATTAAATATTCTAGTAATTGATGAGACATAACTTCTGCTGGGTCCTGATGTTCCCTCTCCATATATTTTTTTGTCTCTGCTGGAGTTTTAGCATTTAATTCTTGGTCAATTCTTTGTTGAATTGCCTGTATTTCTTCATCTGTCAATTCTTTCCCTTGATTTTCAGCTTCTATCTTAGCTTCTATTTCTTTTCTAATAGGTCCTAAAATTTCTGCAACTACAAAATCTTTTATCTTTCCAAATTCAGCTTGTTCTTTACGAGTAGTAGCTTCTGGATTAGTTGCAACTACTTTCCAAGAAAAAGGTCTTTTCATCTCCATACCTAAAAGAGCTTTAATCTTACCAGAAGATATATCTCTATTTACCATAGTAGCTGGTAATTCCCCTGATTCAGAACCAAAAGGTTTACATACATATTCAAAGTCCTTAAGGTCTAATATATTATTGAAAAGATTATAGTTAACTTTCATTCTCTTATAGTCAGAAATTCCTCCATAAGATATTGTTAAACCATTATGTTCAGCATCTAATTCATTTGCTTTGTCTTTATACCATTGTTTTTTATTGGCATTTTTTTGACTAGAGCTCAACCTTTCATTTTTCTTTGGCTTAGTTTGTTCCATTTATTATATTTTTTACAAAGTTAATTCTTTTTGTACATATTCTTCATCATTTCAAGAAGTTTTTTTGCAGTCTTATTTTCATTAGCTTCACTAAAAGTTTTACCTAAGACTTCTTCTTGCACTTGAAACATGCACATAAATAATGCAGAAACAGCATCAAAGTTACCATCTCTATTATAAGCTATTAACTCCTCAAGTATTCTTATAGAGTATATCTTATCAATAACTGTGATTTTATTTCCATGCTCATCATAGTCTAAAACTGTAAGTAGCCATTCTTTTACATATCTTTCTCCTGCATCTTTTAATTGGTTATTCATATGACAACCATAAATTCTTGCTACTTTTGAATTTTTTATATTTTTACTTATAACTCTATCTGGTTGAGCAGCTAGTAAATTTAATCTTTTTATTCTTTGGAAATATGTTTTTACTCCTGTGACTTCATTTTCATACATAATTTTTGTACCATATAAATC